TTGCTCATCGGTAACTTTAGCAATACCTAATTGAGCATTAGCAATCTGTTGCCCAAACGCCGCTTCAGAACCGAACTTACCAATCGCCGCACCAGTAAAACCAATTTGCTTTTGAAGTTCATTGATTTGACTAATAGCCTCAACACCGCCACCAAGGATTGACGCCGCAAGTTGAGCGCCCTTAATTGGTCCTGATTCAACTAAATCTTGAATTGCCTTAGCATCAAGTCCTAATCCCTGAAGTGTAAGAATTTGGTTTGCGAACTGTTGGCTCTTATCCAAACGCATCCGCATATTTTCAATAAGGGACTTAGCCTTCGGAATAAATCCATCAGGTAACTCAACTCCCTTGAGACCAGCAAAACTTAGGATGGTGTCTTTGAGTGAATCGGCAAACTGTTTAGCCGCATCTTGTAAATCTGTAAGTACATCACGCATTGACTCAATACCAGCAGTCATCGCATCACGAATTTTTTTCATTATGTCGGCTGAGTTTTGAAGTTCGTTAAGTGTATCTTCATCTGCGCCATTCATTCCCGCTAATTCTTCGGCGCGTTTTCTTTCCTCCGCAAGAACATCTCCAAAGCCAAGACCTTTTTTAAGTTCATCTGCGATAGAACCAAAAGCATCTGTAACTTTGCCAAGAACATCTCCAGTAGTAAATGATTTAATTGCTGAAGCAAAACCAAGAATTGTTTCGCCAGCCTTAAGGCTAAGTGAACTTAGGTTTTCAACAAGAAACTTACCGACCTCAACATCTTTGAGTCCTTCCATAACATTGACTAACTTCTCAAGTTGTGGGATTGCGAAATCAACTACATTTTCAATTAAGTCGCCAAGAATGTCGCCAACTTCTAACTCTTTAAGCGACATTACAAAGGTTCCAACTTTGCTTACTGCGCCACCGATTGTCTTAGAGGCATCAGAAAGCATTTGAACTAACTCGGTTCCTAATTTAATGTCGCCAGCCTCAATAAGTGTTTCGCCAGCCTTCTTAGCAAACCCACCTACCTTGGTTAAAGCATCAGAAATAGACTGAACTAACGCCTCGGCAATAGGAACTTTAGTGACTTGAAGAATTGTGTCACCAATTTTTTTAGAGGTGTCTCCAATTTTTTTCAATCCGCCTGAAATAAAATTAACTAAATCAGTTCCAAACTTTTTCTCGCTTAAAGTGTTTGCTGTCTTGCTAACCGCCAGTAAAGCATTTTCAGATGCTTCAAGTTTTGTTATTAAAGTATTAAGCGCCGTGTCACTTATCACCTGTTTTGTTGCGTTAGTAATACTGGTAGAAAAATTACGAATTGGCTTTGCTAAATTATTAAAAGTTTCGCCAACATTTTCACCCATCTTTGTAAATTTTTCAGAAAGACTATCTAACGGTCCAGCAAGTAATTTAGTTAAGATATTGCTTCGAGCGGCGTTTGCCGCATCCTTAAAGAATTGAGCAATTTTATCTGAAGCCGCTTTAACAAACGAACCAATTTTTTCTAAAATAGAGGCTAAAGCATTTGGAATTACAGCAAGTGCTTTTCCAACTCCTTCAGCAAAAGTATTAAACAAACCTACTGCTATATCAAGAGCCTTGCGATTGCCCTTAACCCAATCAACTAACGCGCCTACTATTTTTGCTAAAAATCCTGATACCTTGCTTACAAGCGTAAAATAAACTTCAGTAATAAAGTTAATAACTTTTGCTATGCCTTTGCCAACAAAAGAATTAGCATCTAATAACTCTCCTAGGAAACCAATAAACATCCCAATGTATTTGAAGATACCGCCAAATACTGTGGCAAAAGCATCAATCAGGAAGTCGAGAACCTTGGCAATCAACATACCTACAATGTTGTTTGTATCAAGAAGGTTACCTAGGAATTCGATAAACATTCCGATGTACTTAATGATTCCGCCAATTACGGTAGCAAAGGCTTTCCAAAGGAAGTCAAGAACCATTCCAATAATCTTGCCTACAATTCCATGAGTATCAAGCAACATTCCAAGAGCCTCTAGGAAGAAGCCGATGAACTTAAGGATGCCACCTACTACCACGGCAAAGGCTTTGAACACAAAGTTAAGGACTGCTCGAACTACCTTGCCAAAGGCTGTCTGTCCGCTGGTTACATATTTCAAAGCGCTAAGTAGCATGATAAGAGTTTTGACTACGCCCGTGATTGCTGTAAGTGTGGCTGTATAAATGAACTGGAATACAGAAATCATTGTTTGACCAAAAGATGTCGCGGGGGACATTGTGGTGCCAAAAGCAATAAGCAGATTGCCAAGTCCTGTCATAATCCAAGCCAAGGCAGAACCAACTGTTTGAGCAACTGAGTTGAATACATTTGTAAACACTTCTCGGAATGTTTCGCTGTTTTTCCAAGCATAAACAAACGCCGCTACGAGAGCCGCAATAGCAACTACATACAAAAAGATTGTGCTTTTCAAAATAAGCATGGCTTTATTAAGAGCATTTACCCCGTTCTTTTTAAGAAGTGTAGCGGCGGTGGCAAGTTTTGTTTGAATTATGTAAGCCATAACACCAAGAGTTACCGCGCCTAAAGCGGTGGCTACAACATAAAGAATAGTTTTATGGTCTTTGAAAAACTTAGTTGTTTTCTCAACAAGGGTAGCAACACCTCTTATTGCCTTAGCAAAAAGACCAAGTGCGATAGTAGATATTTCTGTAAATATCCCACCTATCTTTGTAACTGTTGGTACTAATGGCTTGAACGCGGCAACTAATTGTCCTAATGCTCCGCGTAATTGAGGAGATGTTAGCGCTACGGCAAAGAGTGTATAGACTCCCGCATACTTTGATAGCATATTAAAAAAGCCTTGGAAGAAAGGCGCCGCTTGGCTTAGAGATTTACCCGCTTTAATACCAAAAAAAGTGGTAAATCCAACGGCAATAGGTAAAACCTTTTCCATAACGGAAGCAATTCCATTAACACTTAATTTACTCTTGTCTATTTTCTCAATAAAATTACTTAGGTTTGTTGCTATTTTCGCAAATGGGTCTGCTAGTTTAGTTAAAACTTTTTCCATGGCATCAAGGAATTTAGAGAAAGTGCCAGTTCCATTTGCCGCTGTTGTAAATCTTGTGTATAACTCAAAAGTGGCTAAAATTATTTTACTAAAACTATCAAGCAATCTTTTACCAACAGCAACTTGTAAATTGTTGGTAAGGTCTGACATTTCTTTTAGTGCTTTAGAAGGACTTTGGATTGCTAAGGCATAAGCGCCTGTAACTTTTGTACCTTCTTTTAAGATAAAATTCAATACTGCTTGGCGTCTTTCAGCCATACTTAACTCAGAAGCGCTCTTGCCTACTGTCCGACCATAAACAGCAAAAGCCTCAGTAGCCCCAGTTGTAATACCAATCTGACGCAACATTCTTGTTTGCCCAGTTGTAATAGCAAAAGTTAAAGTCTGTAAAGCATCAGACGCATTTACACTCGCTGTGACAGATAAATTTTGAGCAATGGTCGCTAACTCAGTAGCATTGCTTAAATCAACATTTGATTGGGCAAGTTTAATAACCGCACGATTAGCGGCGGCCGCGGTAATTCCAACATCTTTAATTGCTTCAACCGCAAGGGCAAGTTGGGCATATCCGTAACGAGTAGATTTACCGATAGCCTGTAAAGCAATATCCAACTCTTGAACTTCAGCGGCCGCTCTAAAAGACTGAGTAGCAAAAGCAATTAAAGATATGGCTGTACCAGCGGCAACAGCACCAAGTCCTACTAAAGTTGAATTAAGTTTACTGGCCGCGCCTTGAAAATTTTCAGCACTTTTCGATGCTTCTTGTAAACCTTTTGTGAATTGAGCAGAATCAGCGGTGAGGCGAGCGCGGACTTCCATGGTTGGTGAATCAGCCATTTATCTCCTAGCCTTCGCTCTTCTCTCGGCTTTTTCGCGTTCTTTTTCTTTTACAATATAGAAAGCGTTCCATTCGGTTAATTCCATACTGCTAAGTGGGCGGTGGGATTCACTTCCGTAAAGAAGTTCTCCCACCGTCCGACCTAACTTTTCTGCTAGTTCAAAAAGAAACCGTCTTTCAGGATTCTTGAGGAAATCGCGCCTGTGATTCTTCTACCGCCTTTTCGCCTAGACCTGAACTGCCAAGAGCCTTTGTTGCCAAACGCTCAATGACTGCGCCATTCTTTGAAAGAATTGCTTCACGGTCTTGCTCGGTAAAGACTGGTAGACCCGTTTCAGGGTCAAACACAGTTGCGATAACAGTCTTTGCGTACATATTAGAAACATCTACCTTATCTGCCGAGGTTGCCCCCTCAGTAAGTGTTGCTCTTTGTCCTGCTGTCATAGAACGAATCTCTACTGCAACTCCCCATTCGGGAACTTCCAGTAATTCTCTCGTAATATCATCAGCCGAAAATATCTTTCCGCGTAAATCTGTCATTTCTTTTCTCCTTGGGACACTAGGTTGGTCACGATAAATTATTTAATTTTTTTGAATCAATTCCTATTATGAATAGGTACCGCGAGTAACTGCACCTGTCACTTGGAACTCGGCTGAGTATGTCACTACATCTCCGATAGCACCACTCTTCTCGTAAGAAGTTAGAAGTGCCTCTCCTGTGTACTTGACAAACCCTGCTGTTGAACCTTCAGGACCGTACTCGAATGAAACTGACGCTGATTGACCAAGAATTCCAGCCAAGTGAGCATCAACTGTCGCATCGAAGTTTCCTGAAATGCTGAGTGTTGAATCTGTTAGCCCAACCACATAAGACTTTGCTGATGAACCAAATGTACTGGTCTCGGCTGTGTCTACTGATTGTGGGAATGAAACATCTGTAAGTGTGTTTGAAATATCGGTAAGTGAGCCACCTGAGTTGTCTACCTTGAATACGGTGGATTTACCATGACGAAATGTAGGCATTTTTTTTTACCTCCTAGTAAAAGCCACCACGGGGGTAGCCGAGCCTGTTGAACCTGCGACTGTGTAGTTCACGCGTAGGTATCTGTTTACTGTTGTACCACTAGCAACCTCAATTCTTTCTGAGGTTTTCTGAGTGCTTGTAACCGTTGTAAAAGTAACAAGGTCAGCAAAAGTTGAGTTATCTGCTGAGTGTTGAATTTTTACAACGATTGTTCCATTACGGGTGTTTACTGGAACTGACAAGAATCCCGCTCCGCCATTTAAGGAAGAAGTGGTGTTATCTACGCCTGTTCCATTTCCAGTCGCGGAAACAGTCGCACCCGAGGAAAGTATTACCCCGTGTTCAACTGCATCTGTTGATTGGAATTCTGCGCTTGCTTGGACAATATCCGCGATGGCACTTGAGACCTCATAGGATGTATCGTCTGCTTGTAGCAAGATTGCTCCAGCGCCATTTGAATGACCTTCAGGAGCAACGATTAGTTTAATTTTTGTGGCTGAACCAAGAGCGGT